ACCAGCGATTTGACCTAAGTTATAGCCCTGTCCAGGGGTTCCCTCTTGGTCGGCTGCTGCGGGGTTGAAGTCGGCTGGAGGAGTCGTAGCCCCACCACCGCCTTGATTTCCACCCAGTACTCCGCCAGTTTGAGCGTTACCCATCTGTTGCATGAGCATCATTTGTTGCTGTTGCTGTTGCACCATCATCATGGTTTCCATGCGAGATTGTATGTAACGCATGTGCGTCTTCACATACTCCTCGAACAAGTTTTTGACTTCCTCTGGGTACTCAGCTTCATGGAGTTGGAAGTGAGCATTTGCAGCGGTAATCAAGTCCTCGTGTTGGTCACGGATGAGGATTTCTGGTAACTGACCACGCTCAATCGAGTTGATGTCACGCTTCGACTTTTCGTCGATGGTCAGAACAATGTCACCCACGTTTTCCATTTCTGGAGTAGCGTCGATGAGGGCTTCAACGGCTGGAGTCAAGTCAACTTGGATAGCTCCCTGTGAACGGGTTGCAATATCTTGCAGTACCGTAATAGAGTTTTGGAGTGATGCTTGTCGACTTGCAGGTGTCTGTTTTTGGATTTTCTCAGTGTTCACCGAAACGATGAAGTTGGCTGAGATTTCCTCTGGCTTAATGGTCATTAGCTCACGGACGTTACGTTTGCCAGTGACAGAGAAGGTTTGCTCCTCAGTAACGTACTGGGCGTTGAGTTCCAAGAAGTGTTCACCGACCTTTTTGAGTACTTGCTCACCAAACAGGTCAATAATCATCTTCATGTTGGTGTCGATGTTAGCGTCAATGATTTGAGCACCACGAGCCGTCTGGTTGATGGTTGAGTTGGTGGCTGCACCAGATGAGTACAGAGAGCCAATACCACCAGCCTTCTCAATCTTGGTTCCAAGAGTGTCGCCCATCAAAATAGCTGGACGAGTGTTGTCTTGGGTTCGGATTTGCTGGACTTGAGAGGCATCACCCATCACACGGATAACGCCATCTGGACGTTTTCTGAAAGCCCAGTCTGGAGTCTGAGCACCAGCGGAGCCAACCACCCACATATCGTTGTTGATTTGGCGGATGTTGGTCAGGGTTTGGTTCAAGACTTCGGTAGCAGCGATTTGGAGGTCGCCCACGATGTCGACCAAGGCGACGTTGTAGTACTCGTCGTCTTCTGGGAACGGACAGAAATCAATGTATGGGTAGTGACCATGCCAGTAGCGGTTGTTGGTGTCGGTGTTGACGATTTTGTCTTCGCCCTCGATTGGCATGTAGAACACTTTGCCATCGGCAGTGTGCATACACATCATCGCTACACTGGCTGCACGGTACGCAAGTTCGTCATCAGAGTCAGCGTCAGTGGCACGTTCCATTTCGTAGTCAAGCAATTTGTCGGTAACACCACTCTTTTTGAGCTTCTCAAGGAACTTTTTGTCCCAATATGGTTTGTCACCATGAGTTTCTAGGTACTCATTTTCATCAAGCATTTCACCCACATTTTGTTGGATGAGCTCAATGATAAAAGGTTGTTTGTGTAGGTCGGGTTGGTTGCGGTCAGGGATAAGCAAGTTGTTGAAGCGGACAAACTCAGCGGTAGCACGGTTGGTGATGTCACGCAAAATCTTGGTTCGGACAACATTACCTTCCTCATCTTTTTCTTGGATTTCAATAGCTTTTTCGTACTTCCAGCCAGTCTTGATGTACCCACGACCAGCCAAATATGCAGAAAAATACATGCGGTAGAACAGGGTGGTAGCCATGAGCTCACCAACTTCCCAGTTCAAGAAGGATTGGTTTACTTGGCGAACCAAGTAATCAGTGTCACGTCGAACATCCAAGCGGATTGCCGACATGGTAGGGTTGGAGCGAGACAGATAGTTACGAACCAAAGGAAAAATGTGTGGGTCTACCAAAGAGTAATCCCACTCGTAGGTGTCGTCTACGTTGAGGATGCCTTTGTACAGATTTTTGTTGACCTCGACCTTATCAAATGCACCTTGAGACAACTCTTTGGCTTTTTGATAGCGACGACGGATAATATCAGGTAAATTAGTCTTTGCCATATACTCCTTATAGTACGGTCAACTACTCGTCTTTGTGACTCTCATCCTTTTTTAAGTGGCTTTTGTAGCCCTGGATGAACAGCCACGACTTGAGTCGCACATCATCAAGCACCCGCATGTATTGTCGGCGTGAGAGGTTCACCACCTTCGCAAAAGCAGCGTGGTCAATCTGATACCCACCATCCCGCAGGAGTTGGAAAATAAATACTAATTGCTCTCGACTATCGAGATTGCACAAAATGTTGACCACCATCTCCTCATAGGCAAGACTATCAACCATTTGTTGTTCTTGTAAACCATTATCGCCTGGCTCGTACTCTATCTGGTTGTCCTCCATTTCTTGTTCAAGTTGGGAGAAGTTTACAGACAGGGGTACAAAGTCGCCTAAGCCACGGGCTAGTTTATGACGTTTGCTTCCCATCTTTCTTCCTTTCGACCCGTCCGTCTACAACCTCGTAGGGGGCAGTTATTTTGTAATGTGTTCGGGTCTTCAAATCTTGGTTGCCGTGGTTGCGAGACTCTTTATTTTGGCGATACCACAGCAAAGTGTTCGCCTTCTTGAACGTGTAACCATTACACGCAGCTCTAATCCAAAAATCCCAGTCTTCAAAGATAGGGAGTTTTGGGTCAAAGCCACCAAGGTCGTCATACATTTTCCGCCACATCATCGAAGTGACAGGGATACTGGTCTTTCGACCAAGTAAGTATTGTCCAGTAATGCGTGATGGGTTGTCCACCAATTTGTTGATTGGTACTCCATCGAACAACAGCATGTTTGGGTAGGCGATGTCGGCTCCTTTAGCAATCGCTCGTCCGCACTGCTGTATGAAGTCGGGAGCTAATTTGTCGTCTGCATCAACAAAAAGTAGGAGTTTACCACTACTCATTTTGACTCCAATGTCCCGTGCTTTTGCCACACCTACATTTTTAGGTAGGATGATTGAGGTGGCGAGGGCGTGAGCTCGTGGCTCTTTTGAGCAGTCATCAACCAAGATTACTTCCAACGGCTGCACAGTCTGAGCTTTGATGGAGTCCATACACTCCATGAGTTGCTTAGGTGGCTTGTTGAAATTAGTAACTATGATTGATAGGTCAGCTTTCATTAGGTTTATCCCCATATTTTCTAACTACTGAGCGTTTGATGTCTCGAACCAAACGAGTGAGGACTTCGATGTCCTCTTTGAGAGCAGCGATTTCAAGCCCTTGGGCTTTGACTAATTGCTCTGTATTTCTGATTGAGTCTTTTGAACGGGTATCCATTATCTCCTCCGTGGTTTAATTGATGTTCTACTGGTCAGCCAGCCACGGGCTTTTGTCGCCCAATCTGGCTCTTTTTGTGGCTCGAAGTCAAACACGTCGATGTTCACCCAGAAGTACTCCATCATAGTACGAGGGTGAGATGTCCAGTCGTGGATAGGTAGTGCAATCGGGGTAGTTGATTGAGAGGTTTCCTGACGCTCTGGGTAGCGGGCAGATTTGATGGCTTCCAAGAAGTACTCGTTGCGTGGGGTCTGGTTGATTTCAATACCATTTTGCAAAGCCACTTTAGTTTTCTCACGGCGGATGTAAAAGTCATTTTTATCAATACACTGTACATACACCTTGGCTTTTTCAAGCTCTTGGCGAGTAGAAGTACCAGTTAGCAGTGAGCGTTTCTTCACGTCAGGGTCGCCGAAATGGATGCCTGGTGGGTAGTTGGAGAAAGCGTCGATGGCTTTCAGGTCATCATCAGTGTAGGTAAACTTCGAGTCGATGGGTTGTTTGAACAGTGGAAGGTAGAACTGGATTGGCTTATCTTCATTGTGGTAGGAGTCAACTAAACGCCAGCGACCATTAGTCATGTTGCGTTGCCAAAAGCCGATTGAAACTCCGTCCAACCCAAAGTCCCAAGAGAAGTAGGCTGGTGAGTTGAGTAGGAGTGGGAAGTCACCATAAGCAGCGTTTTCAATTTCTGGGTACACACGCCCAGTAATGGACAGCTCCCAGTTAATCATAATTTCACGGTTGAAGTCTTCGGTGCTACGGCGAGCTCGCTGTTCCTCCAACCACTTCTTATCTTTGCGTGGGTCAAGGTTGTAGGGGAGTGTGATGACCTTGATGGTTTCACCGTCCTTGCCAAAGCGAAGACGCTTGGCTTTTGATGGTCGGATACCAGGAGTGGTCAAGATGATACGACAGTTGGTGGTGTCGGCAGTCGCACCCCAAACAGCTCCGTCGTTCTCCCAAAAAGCAAACTCGTCGAGCAGGATAACTGTACGACGAGAACCACGAGAGAAGTTTGGGTTTGAAGACTCACCTGAAATGACGTTGCCGTTCTCAGGGTTTGCCAGCGACATGTAGTTGAAGTGTTTTTCAGCGTTATAGCCTTCGGGTAAAATGAAAGCAGGGAGTCTTGAAATCATGTAGTCGATTTTCCCAAAGAGCGACTCCTCTTTGTTGCCAGTCAATCCACCACGGCGGTTATCAACGTAGTCTTCTTTACGGGAACCAACCAAAGCGTTGAAAGCAGGTTGCCACAGCCACAGCCAAATCAAACAACCGAGCACGGTGTAGGTCGCACCCATCTCACGAGTTTTCTCAATGAAAATATCATCACCATCGTAAATGGCTTTGATGATGTCTCTAATTAAGCGTTTTTGGAAAGCAAAGGTTTTGAACCGCAAATGAAACGGCTCACGTTTAGGGTCAAAGGTATACAAAAACTGGTCGAAAAAATAAACGGGGTCTTCCTGGGCTTTTTTCTTCATCTCAGCGAAGGTTGCTTCCAGTTTTTTAAGGTCTTTTGGTGGGATATTTGTCAGACTCATTACACTCCATACTAGCACAAACATTTGCTTGTGTAATGATTAAACATTATCTGAAAAAGTCGAGGTTAGCAAGGATGAGTGGTTCGGTTGAACAAAAAAACGGGCGATTTTGAGGCGTTTTACGAGGTCTTCCTCAAGTAGATTACTGCCAATAACGCCCATTTTCCACTTTTTCCCACCCTTGTGGCTTCAAATGGTCGGGGATTTTACCAACAGGAAACAAATCGTAGATGCCCGAACCCACAGTAGCAGCGTCTTTACCCATCGCACAGATGCGGTCAGTGAGCAAAGCACCGTAGGCTCCGAAACTCACGATAGCAAAGTCGAACCAGTCCTGCATGTAGGAAATATCACGAGTCACTTTGTCCAAAGTTTCCCAGCCATTGTGGTGGTCGCCGTTGTTTAGTAAGTTTTGTGGGGTAGTGTATCCGAGCAACTCATTTTCCTCAGTCCAGTATTTGTCGATGATGAGTTGAGCGACAGAGCTGATAACCAAAACTCGCTTACCTTTCATCAGTTCACGAAGAAAATCTGGCTCTCGCCAATATGCACGGTTAGTTACTGAGTATTGTTTGGCAAACTCGTCCTGTTTGTCCAAGCCATTGAGATGATATGAGGAGTGAAGCATAAGGTGGAACCAGTCGGAGTTTTTGAGTGCCTCATGGTACGCCCTGAGAAATCGTTTGTAGTTGTCAGACTTTCTCACCGCATCGCAGTCAATATCGAAGTGTGTACCAGATATGTCTTTGTCGTACCAACCAGAAGTAGAGTAAAGCCAGTTGATGAACTCATCCTCAGTATCTTGGCGATAGAGTCCAAATTGTTTGAGCCAGTCGTTGTAGAGAAGGGAGCCCTCCGTCAAACCTGTTCTTTGAAGTTTCATTGATTTAATGTACCATCATTAGTATGAACAATAAACCCTATCTTCTCACAGTATCAAGTCACACCGAGGGGATGCCACGCTTTTTAGAGAGTTTGAAAAACATTGACGTTGAACACATCGCTGTTCAGTTCAACCCAACTACCCCAGGGCTCAAATCCTACTACGAGCCTGGTATCAACTACCCAGGTCACATCCAAAAATACGGACACATCCCGCTCGACCTCGACCCAGAACGCTATATTATTTTTACTGACACCGATGATGTGGTTTTCCAGAAGAAGTTGCCTGAGTTTGGTGAGTTTGACCTATACCTGGCTCCCGAAAATGTTATCCACCGTGGGAGCTGGTGGGAGCCCTACATCAGAGAACACTACGGCGTGTTCAGCGACTTGCTTGATAAACCAATTTACTGCTCAGGAACTTGGGCGATGAGGGTCAAAACCCTGTACGAGCTTCTCGCCTATCAGCAAAAGATTGGTATTTTCGGCAACCTGTGTCAGTGTTACTTCAACTCGTTTATCTACTCTCGACCTGACCTTACTCGGTATGAAGACTTGAGTTTGTTCTGCTCACTCCACGCCAATATGCACCGACCCGATGTGGTCAAAGGCGAAGATGGTATTTGGAGATACAATGGAGAAGTAATCACTTGTGTGCATGCTAATGGCAGTTTGAAGGGCGAGCTATGAACGGGATGAAAACAGTCACCGTAGTAATAACAGCATGTGACCGACTTGACCTTCTTGAGAGGACGTTGAGAAGTTTTCTTGCCTACAACACCTACCCAATTACTAACTTTCTCATCCGTGACGACTCTGGGCTACAAGATGTGTGGTTCCAAACTGCCGACTTAATGAGTGGGTTACGCATCCCCCATTTCATTTTCAACCCAGAACAGGTGGGTCAAGCCAGAAGTATCGACATGATGATGGAGATGGTGCAGACACCCTACGTTTTTCACCTCGAAGATGATTGGGAGTTTGACCGACCAGGTTTTATTGAAGATTGCTTTGAAGTAATGGATGACAGGACTTTGCAAGTGCGAGTCCGCCACAGAGATGACGGCAGTGTTACACAAACTGTTCCTTTCAATGAAAAAGCTGACTTATGTACCAACCATTTATGGAGTTTCAACCCACACTTGAGAAAGACAGAAATTGTCCATCAGTTTGAGGGTTTTAATGAAACAACTCTTGGTGAGTTGATGGGAAATAGTTTGGGAGCTCAAACACTTTGGCTAAAAGAAGGAGCGTGTCGCCACATCGGTGGAGAAAAAACCACTAATCGTCCTGGGACTCCTTACCATAGCGGAGTACGGAAGGCATAATCTCTCTGAGAACCCTGTCCATTTTGCGACCAGACATTTTCTGGTAAGCCACCACGTCCTTGTGTACTGTTTCCCAGTAGAGTTTCTTGTCGATGAGTCTACCTGATTGAGTGACGGCGTGTGTAATGATTGCATGATGAGCAAAAGCTACCCCAGAGATTTCATTGGCTCGGTCAGCGATGTAGTTGTCACCACACCAGTGAACGAGTTGAGAGGGGATAGGAAACAAGACATCTCGGTCACGCTTCTTGAACATGAAGCAAGAGCCTTTAATCATATTTGGGTCAGTAGCTTCAATTACTGGGTCGAGTTCAATAAAAGAACCACCATGACTCTCAACTGGACAAGCTACTGCGTGTCTTTTGAGTTGGTATATCAGGTGCGTATCCCAGTGTTTTGAGAGAGTGATGTCGGAGTTTACCACTGCGATGTGGTCGCCGTTGGCATGAGCCACACCCTTGTTCCAGGCAGCGTTCGTCCAAGAGTGTTCTTTAAGTCTAATTTTGATGAGGTCGGCTTTGAGATTGGGGTGGAGTTTGAGCCCCTCGATAAAATCACGAGTTTCTTTGTCAGAAGCGTCATCAACGATGATGAGCTCGTCAAAGCTGTCGGTGTTATTGGCGATTGAGTGAAGGGTCGTCTTGAAATGCTCAAGTGCATTGTAGACTGGGATTACGATTGAGAGTCTCATTTGAACATCCCCGCTGGCATCATCACTGGTAAGTACTCCAGCTTGCCGTACTTGTTAGTATTGGGTATCCACTTCTGGACTTTATCTACCCGTGCGTCACGATGACGGATAGCTCGTTGTTCTCGGCGAAGCATTTTGGCTTCAAGGCTGTTGCGTTTGCTCATTTTGAAAGCTCCTCGTATTTCCAAGCGTCTTCTTTGAGGCGGTCATACTCCTCTTTGGAAATGACCACAGCAATTACACGATTGTGGTTAGTAATCTCGAAAGGTAAGTTTTGTAAGGCTTGTCCCAAGTGCTTGTATAAGTACCTGAGTCCAAATTGAAATCTAGGTTGGTTCATACCTTCCACAGTAGCATATTGTTTGACCATTTGACAAGCATTGAAGAAGCTGTCAGTATGTAGGTATGAAACAAAACACTATGCTGGAGTCAGCAATCGAACGCAGAAACTTTTACCAAGGTCGCATGGTCGAGAACATGGTGAACATCATCTACTTCACCAGACAAATTGACCAGCATAAACCTGACACCCAAGAGCGAGTCAACGCTAAAGAGGCTGTCAAAAATGCTGAGGAAGCATGGAAAAACGACCAAAAATTGATGGAAGCCTTCGACATTTTAATCAACGAGCTAATGAAGCCAGTTGAAGAACCAAAGGTTGAGCCAGCTACCAAGCCAGCCAAACCTACAAAGAAATGAGTAGATTTCAAGAACTTTTAATCACCCTGGGTATCATTGGCTTTGCCATTGGTTTCTGGGGTGTTTTGATTTGGTCGGCTGGACAAGCCATGATTAGACTTGCATGAAAGAAACCTGGAAAGACATCCCTGGCTACGAAGGGCTCTACCAAATCAGCAATCTTGGTAGAGTAAAAAGTCTCGCCAGACGCATTGACCACAAGTTCACTGGTTTTTCAACCTACAAAGAACGCATCCTCAAACAAAACCTATCCAACACCAACAAATATGGTGGTGTTTTTCCAAGAGTCCGACTCTCTAAAAACGGAAAAGCGAGAGTCATCTACCCAAACAAACTCAAGAAATTGCTATTTGACACAAATGTGTAAATGTGCAAATATAGTAAGTGACGTACCGAGAGGTAAGAGTTACTTCATTTGGGATGACGGGGTCGGAGGTGCAAATCCTCCCCTGGGGGCAACAACCCCAGGTAGCTCAGTAGTTAGAGCACGATATACTCTCCTCAACTTAGTCGTCACTGCTCATTAAAACAAAACTTTGGTGTACCGAGAGATGGGGTTACTTCCACTCTTAATGGAGAGGTCATTGGTTCGAGTCCAATAATTGCTTCGGCAATTTAGCTCAGTTGGTAGAGCACTATTTACCTCGCTCAACTTTGTCACCAAACTTTGAAAAATAAATTGGCGTACCGAGTATTGGGGTTACTTCTATCCGCAAGGATAAAAACCCGCCGTGGAAACGGCTCCAAAAGACTTATACTCTTTATTGACTGACAGCCTCGCTGTTACCTCGATACAACTTCGTCGCCAATGCTTAAAAATTAAAGGGAACCGAGGCACTGAGTTACTTCTCTGCAAAAGAAATCTTTACTCACGCCAATTTAGTCCCCTAAAAAAAGAAAGGAGTAGCCATGAGTCGTTTTAACCATGCTACCGCTAGTACTAAAATAGTGAACAAGGCTGGAGGCGAGTCCTTCGGTATGAGCCCACAGCTCGCACTTGTCACACACGTCTTGACCTCGATGGTCAAAGACCAGTTTTATCGCACCGCCGACGAAGGTCTGGCTGAGTTGCGAGAACTGATTGCCAAAAATGACCCCCTGTTTGTAGCCAAGTTAGGTATCTATGCTCGTACTGAGTACGGTTTGCGTAGTGTCTCTCATGTGGTTGCTGCTGAACTCGCCAAAATCGTGAAGGGTCAACAGTGGACTAAAAACTTCTTCGATAAAATCGTGTACCGCCCTGACGACATGACTGAAATCCTGTCACTTTACTGGGCTGAGAACAAAAATGAACCTAACGCTCTGCGTAAGGGTTTCAAGAAAGCCTTTGCTCGGTTCAATGAGTACAGTTTAGCCAAGTATCGTGGTGAGGGGAAAGCAGTTTCACTCATCGACGTGGCTAACGTTGTGCATCCATTACATACCGAAGCGATTGCCAAACTAATCAAAGGAGAACTGAAAAATGAAAAAACCTGGGAAGCCAAACTCTCTGCTACAAAAGGCGACGAGTCAAAGAAACAAGAGGCTTGGGCGGATATGCTTCGCTCTGGCACTCTTGGTTATTTCGCTCTGCTTCGCAATTTACGCAACATCCTTGAGTCCGACCCAGGACTTATCGACTTGGTTGCCACGCAGCTAACCGATGAGAAGAAAATCAAGAAATCCTTAGTCATGCCGTTCCGCTTCTTAGCTGCGATGGGGGCAATCGAGGAAGCTGAGTTGGATACGATGGCTGCTCGCAAAGTACTGACTGCTATTGGTCAGGCGATGGAAATTGCTTTGAGTAACGTCCCACGCTTTGAGGGTAAAACCTTGGTCGTGCTCGATGTTTCAGGTTCAATGCTTGGAGCTCACAGCTACTTTGGAGCAAGCAACAAAATCACTCACGATAGTCCTTTGGCTATTGGAGCACTGTTCGCTGCTGCACTGTACAAGACCAATGAGGCTGACCTGATGTTGTTTAGCGATGACGCAAGTTACCGCCACATCGACCCAACCTATCCTTTGAGTGCAGTGTTCAACGAGATTACGAAGAACTTGAACCCAAGTGGTACAAACTTCCATGCTCCGTTCCAAACTGCAAACAAAGCCTATGACCGCATCATCATCTTGAGTGATGAGCAGGGCTGGATGGGGTACAACGCACCAACCAAGTCATTTGCTTCCTACAAAGCACGAGTCGGTGCAAATCCAAAGGTCTTCATGTTCGACTTAAACGGGCAGGGCAGTCTACAATTACCTGAGAAGGACGTGTACTGCTTGGCTGGGTTCTCTGACAAGACCCTCGATGTGTTGAAGCTACTTGAGCAGGACAAACAAGCCTTGATTAAAACTATCGAAGCTGTGGAGTTATAAATGCAAAAACGAGTAAGCGTCTACATTGACGAAAAAGACCATAATAAAATGAAGGCAGAGCTCGCTTCGAGAGGTTTAACCCTCTCGGAGTGGCTTCGCCAACAAATAGCCAAGTTCCTGCGGGTACTAGAAGGGGAAAATGAACATTAGGATTAACGGCGTAGACATTTCCATCTCTGGTAGCGTGCAATCAGTACGCTCTGACAGTTCGGGAGTCTACATCAACGGTAAAAAAGTCGACGGCTTAGGTGGTGATAAGGACGTTATCATTGAAGGCGACCTCAATTTGGACGGCAATTTGCGAGTTGAGAGCGGAAGCCTGATTGTCAAAGGAAATATCACCGCCAAAAAGGTCGATTGTACAAACATCGACTGCGGAGATGTTGCTGGCGACCTGGATGCGACCAATGTTACCTGTAAAAACGTAAGTGGAGACATTGATGCAGTCAATGTGACCAGACTATGACCGTACTTTGGCTTATTATCTGGGTGCTCAGTCATACTCCACCTGTTCAAATCATCAATAACTGGAACAACTGGGGGATTGCACTAGCGATTTGCCTGGTTATCGACATACTAGGACTCAACCGATGAAAAATCACACGAAGTTTTACTCCAAAACCCCAAAACACGGCGAGAAACGCTGGGTCAGAACCAAGGGTGCAAAAAATTGTGCCAAAATGTGGCGTGAAGACATGGGTATGTGGGTCATCGTTCCAATGGTTCCCGAAAGAGAGTTCAAGTATGTGACTCCGCCGGTGAGTATGGAGAAGGTTCCAATGGGTCGAAAATCATTTGTCATCAAAGATGGCTATAAAGGACATCGAAAATGAGAGTCGCTTTCGATATTGACGACACGCTTTGGAAGGTTCGAGAAAAACAACTCGACCAAGTACCCGACTACGATTTAATTGCCGTCGTTCGCTGGTTCTACAATAACGGCGACGACGTTTTTTTCTGGAGTGCTGGCGGAGTCGACTACGCCACCCAGATTATCAGGAAGCTAGGACTCGATGAGTACGGCTGGGTTATCGAAAAAGGTAGCCAGTTGGTAGACATCGCTTTTGACGACCAGGAAACAAAGCTCGGTATCGTCGATGTAAAAGTTCAAAGGTAGCGATTTCGAGAGGTTTACAACCCAATCCCCCACAACAGTGCCGTGAGTAAAAACATCACGAAAGTAAAGAAAATAAAGGTATCCCTATAACGGGGAGTGACGCTTGATACTATCAGGGAGGTACAAGCTATTATGAGTACAATCCACTTGGTTTGCATGGAGTGAGTCTATCAGGTGTTCGGACATTTGTCCAGACATATCGTGGGGGTGTCCCTGTGGGGGCGTGAGTCGCCGTCTTTACTGACTCGCTGATACTATCACCTCCCCTACTCGATTGTTCTTGAGTGAAGGGGGTGGGGGGTGGTGGGGGGGGGTGGCTACCTCATGCCCTGCCCTGCCGTGGGCGGTGCGTGCCTACTCTTATAATTTGGACATAGTTTGAGGGGGGTTCGTCACAGTTTGATATAGAGTGATATAGCTCTGATGGTGTGTGGTGTTGATGGTGTGTGAGTGGTGATAGTTCCCTATAAGGCGTATACAGTAGGTGGCTACTTGAGGTGATTGCCAGATTACGGGCTTTTTGTGAGGAAATCGGGCGACATGAGATACCACCTAGACACTCAGAGTATCGACTAATGACAATATGTATCTATGTACTAATGGGGTGCGGTTTTACTTCTTATCCTTGTTCATTATCGCCAGAGCGTCCGCCAGTAGGTCGGGTGATATGTTCATGTAGTTGTTCTGTGTGAGTTGTTGGGGTTGGTCGTGGTACTGGTGCTTGCTCTTGAGTAAAAACATACTGAAAATTGAGGCTTTACCCTTGAAACCTTCACCAATAGCGAAGTGCTCTTGTAGCATCTCGATATACTCCACGATGTCCGCAACCTCTGACCACTGGGCGACCAACTCATACAACCTAGAGCGTGAAATGCCAGCATCTAGGCAAAAACCAACAATAGACGGGATGATGATTTTACCCTCTGGCGGGTTCAAAACGCTGTTAATGTAACGCTCCCCGCTCTCTATCAAGTTCGCTTTTGTGTGCTTGGTCTTAGAAAGTGCTATTTTCTCTCTGGTAGTGGTGGTGAGTTCTGTGCCTTTGGTGCTCATGGTGTCCTTGTGTAATGCTTACACTTTTTTTGTGTAATCCGTTACTTGCTTAATTGTTTGATAATTTGCTCTATCTCTATACTACCACTCTATACCCTACCTCTGGTGATTGTGACAAATTGCCCTATTGACACACGGTGTGTCATGGGTTATACTCTAGTTAATAATAACAATGCCACCGACAACGGGGCGAAAGGATGTAATATGTACGCAAGATTAGAGTTCCGACACTATGACAGCATAAACGGCGGAGGATGCCGAGTCTACCGAGATGGCTTTTTACTTAAAGGCTTGACGGCGGGCGGTTGTGGCTACGATAGAGAGGGTGCAGCCTTCTCAAATTGGATGATGGCACAGCCTGAAATTGCCGAAGGTATAAAACACCTCACCGCTAACAGTGGAAGCCTAGACACCCCAACGGGCTACTATGGACTATCTCACTACAATCTCAAAACCAGAAAACACCAAAAGAGGTCAAGCAAAAATACACGCTCTAGCGTTGATGGTGCTTGCGGGTTCTCATGTATGACAAAAATAATGAAGGCTCTGGGCTACTCTGTCACCTATGGTGGCGGTAACAAGTGGTCAAACTTCTACATTGTGGAAGGGGGCAAATAATGACAGCTCAAGACCTCAAACAATGGGACACGCTACGCCAGCAGTTCGTGAACGGGTGGCACTTATCCGAAAGCGACTGGCGGGAGCTTGTGAGACTTAATCACCTTGTAATGGAGCAAGCCCACAATATCCACAATACCAACATGCTACGAAAGGACAAATAACATGTATACACCAAGCAGAACGCTAGTAAATGAGTTTGAAGTGACCCCCGCCGAAATGGACAAAATCATGGCAAACGGGGCAACCATCAAGCTAGTAATTATCAATAACCGATGGTATAGCACCTATGAAATCCAAGAGCCCCACAAAATCGGGCGAACCATCGTCACAATTAGAAAGGCAAAATAACATGACAAACTACAAACTTTTTGAAGTCCGAGACTTTAACAAAACGCTCGACAAGCACAAGGTAAAAATGAGCAAACTAGCCGAGATGATGGAAGAAAAGGGGCTAGAGTATAGCGACATCATGGATAGTGACTCATGGCAAACTATCGACACGCTGACCGAGGATAAATTGCGGATGTATGAGTCAATGGGTATCAAGCAGACAGAGCGACAAATTGCCCGCCTGATAAACATGATTACACGCCAAGTCATGCAAAATAGCCTTGAGTATTATGAGCTCAACAAGTACAACGACACGGCGTTTTTCATGGCTCACTACATGAAGACAATCGAGGGCATGAGTGAAATACTAGAAAATATCAAGGCTCGCAGAGCTTAACATAAATCGGGGGCGACCCCAGAAAGGACATCATGGAAATTACTACACTCGAAAGACTCATAGCGGACATGTGCGATGCTGACAAACGCAACGCCGACCCAGAGTTACAAAAAGCCTCAGAGCTTATCTTGATTGATAATGTGGCTGAGTGGTATGTAAGCATTACACAATGATATAACAAACGCTTGACAATAGACACACGGTGTGTCTATAATAGAGCCAACATGAAGGATGAAATATGAAAGCAAAACTTTTCCAACAAAACCACTGCGAAGTCTGCGGTGAACTACTAATCTACATTGAACACTGGGAGTTTGACGGCTCAGAACAAGGCTCATTTGAACCTTACTGGGAGTGTCTCAACGGATGTGCTTACCCCGAAGTGCCAGACAATGAACTGACAGCCGAGGAGTTAGCAGAACGCAACAAAGTAGACACCATGACCGAGTTTGGCATTATCGAACTTCAACAGGAAAGGGGGGCAATTTTACTATGAGCAAAACATTTAGAGAAAAGGCTGAGGAAGTATTGCAATCACTCAACCCACGCTTCATGGCAAGTGACCCGTGGCGAAGTATTGACCAAGCACTTGAAAGCCTGATTGACAAAGTTGTGCTTGAGCTGAACCCAGACACACTCGACGACAACATCAATGACACGCTCGATGACTGGGACAACAGAGTGGAAGCAATCGACTACTTAGTAGAAAAATTACAAAAACAAAAGGCTGAGTAAGCCAAGAAAGGAAAATATGGGATTAGACCTACGAGTTAAAAACTATCGAACAGACCACACTAAAATTGGGAGCTATATTGGCTTCAACGATTTTCGCAGAGCATGGGCGGAGCATCTAGGCTTCAACCTCAGTGAAATGGAAGGACTGGGTGGCAGTAAAAAATGGACAAACGAGCCACTTCAATCGTTCTTCAATCACTCAGACTGTGATGGCGAAATATCACCAGAGGATTGTAAAAAGATATTGGCACAGGCTGAAAAAGACCTACCACTACTCACCGACGAACAGTCTCAATACTCAATGCCAATTTTGATTAGGTTCTGCAAGGCAGCTATTAAAAATAACAAACCATTAGAGTTTGTATAAACAGCCGAAAGGCAAGAAAGGAGTGACCTATGTCACTGTTCAGTAAAAAAACCAAAAAGTTCGGAGTTCGCAGTAGCGAGCACATCCACCAAGCCGAGGTGAAAGTCATAGTAAATGGGGACGAGGCACAAGCTGAGTTTTCAGGATGCGGTGACGGTATCGGTAGAGCAATCTTCACCATGTTGCAAAGTGCATACTCACAAGATGAGATGCGTGAAGACATGCTGACTGGACTTGCTGTGTTTTTAGCAAAAAATGAGGATGTGTCCGACCAACTTGAAGAAGTTGTTGAAGACCTGTTCGGAGATAAGGAGTAATTATGCCTATCTTAGACAACTCAATCAACAAGTTTATTGACGACTCTCTCCTAGCTGAAAATGCTAGGAGGGAAGCCGAACACGAAAGCTCTGGTAAGCTCTCGGCTTCAATGCTCTACCAACCACTCAGAACTCAGGTCTTAAAGACCATTGGAGCACCACGAAAACCACTCGATGCGTATGTGTTGGGCAAGTTTATCCGTGGCAACCACGTTGAGGACTGGTTTGTATCAAAGCTCGGTGAAATGGGTGTGCTTGTTGAACAACAAAAAATGATTGAGTACCGAGGTGCTATCGGGTTTGCCGATGCAATCGTGGACTCAGACAAGATGTACTTCAAACAGGGCATCATGCCACATGAGGTGAAGTCAGTCACCAACGCCAAATTAAAGCGAGTCAATGTGACTGAGGTTGATTATCACTACAAGATGCAAGCCTGTTTCTATGCGATGGGTATGGGGGTTGAGCACTTTGCTGTGGATATTGTCTCGGCTGAGGACTTACGCCCAAACATCTACATCTTCAAAACTCAGGAAATGAGAGCTGATGTGGACAAGGCTATTAGTGCCTACCAAATTGCGATGGAAAACTGGGCGAAGGATAGAACCCTGCCACGGTTTGAAGCAAATCCCAAAGTCGCTTGGACTGGCAACGTCAAGTACGCCATGTTCGATGAGTTCTGGATGACCGCACCAGACAGCGAAGTTATTAAAAAACTTGAAGAACTGGAGATTATATGACCAAAGCCCAACAGTATGCAGAGTTGAGAGTCAAAGCCGAGCAACTTCAATCTGAAATCAGAACTCTTGAGCCATTAGTGCTCGAAGAACTGGGTGAGAGTAAAGAGGTTGAAACTACTTGGGGCAAAGTCGCCAAGTATAACCGTTACACATACACCTACTCTGACACGCTCAAAGAGATGGAGGCTGGAGCTAAAAAGGCTATCAAAGACTTTACCGATGAAATCATGGCTGAGGTCAAAGAGCGAAAGGAAGCTGAGGAAGGTAGCCAGACTCCACAAGTATCAACTGGGTTGCGGTTCACTGCAATCAAACCAGAGGAAATGGAGTAACTATGAACATGAAAGAAATTAGCGACTTGGGGTTAGTAGCTGGGCTGGTATGTCTTGGCTACTCACCACGGGAACGCAGAAAAGAAGGGCGACGAGTCATTTTCGTATTTGAAAATGACGACACTCTCGAAGGCTTGTGTGAGGACTACTTCAACAACCGCATGGATGTTGATGCTCAAAAGTACTTCGCAGCCGTGAGAAGTGTCAAAGCCAGTATCTACCAAATGGAGGACTCACATGGAAACTAAAGCCCCCCAAGGAGCAGTCTGGGTGTGTCCAGCTTGCGGTAAGACATCGGACGATAAGTTTGGTGAAGGTAAAAACGTAATGCACGGTTGGGACGTGTCCTGCTCAATGCACGCTATTTTGTGCAAAGACGACGACACGCTCAAAAGAGGCGAGGATGGGCGAGTAACCCATGCAGAGCCTTGGAAGGAGGTTGAAGCATGAAAAAAATCGCCCAAGTGGGGGTTCTGTGTAGCGTCTTAGGATGCGAACCAGATGAACTCACCAAGCACTCAACAACTGTCTATGAGTGGCGGGGCATTATGTACGAAGTGACTGGCAAAAACAAAAAAACAGCACCAGCCAGTCACTACGCCACCATTGAGTGGGCTCAGAAAGAGTGGTGCATGAGAGAGCTTGGAAACAAGTCACAAATTATAAAAACCATGAAAGGAAAAGTATGACCATAACGTCTACTAAAAAGTACTCTCAGTTCAAAAATATACTGGGAAATCGACAATTATCAAGAGAGCACATCAATGAGCCCAGAGTCGAGATTGAACGCAACAACCTCTTGGAAGTGTGTCCAATTATCTGCAACGAGAAAATGCAAGTCATTGATGGTCAGCACCGTTTGGAAGCAGCCAAAGCCCTTGGCGTTGCAGTCCCTTACGTTGTAGTACCTGGACTCGGCATTGAACATGTGGTTCGTATGAACACCAGTCAAAAGAAGTGGATGATGAAAGACTATATCCGCTTACACATTGACCTTGGTAATCAGGACTACATTGACCTACAAGAGTTCATCAACGAGTGGAAGACCACTCCAAGTATTGCAATCATGTTGCTCTCAAACTCGTCTTACAACCAGACTGGGAACAAGGTTAATGAGTTCCGTGAGGGTCGCTGGTCAATCCAACACATGGATGAAGCCACTGAGTACATGGAAGTCATGCGTGCTTTGATGCCTCACATGAGAACATCGGTAGCTTACCGCTCAACCGCTTTTGCAGCAGCAATCGTGAAGACTGGAAAGATACTAGAAAAAAACAACCTGAGCTTCGACAACTTGCTTGAACAAGCTGGAAAATCTCAGGTGTTACTAACTTACTCAGTTCGTGTTCGAGACTACCTGAAAGAGTTAGAAGAAATGCTTAATTACGGCAGAAAAGGTAATTTAATCAGATTAGTTTAAGAAAGACAATTATGAAACTCAGACCATATCAAGAAAAAGTAGTGTCCAAGATTATGTGGGCGAAAGACCTGCCAGGTAATGATGTGGTCTGTGTGGCTCAGGGCGGTGGGAAGTCGGTCATCATAGCCGAGGTAGCCCACCGCCTTGGTAAGCCAGTACTTGTCATCTGCCCGAACAAAGAGATTTTGGAGCAGAACATCGACAAGATGACCCACCACATGGACAGAAGCGAAATTGGTGTGTACTCCGCCTCAATGAACGAGAAGACCATCAAAAATATCACCTTCGGTACTATCCAGAGTATGTACAAGACTCCTGAGAAGTTCAAAGGCTTCGATATTGTCATCTACGACGAGTGCGATTTGCATAACCCAAAGAACTTGAGTGGTATGAGTACCAAACTGTTCAAAGAAGCTGGCATCAAAAAGGTGTTTGGCTTTACTGGTACGCCGTTCCGCCAAGAGGTGTACTACCAATACCCACCAGGCTACAAGGGTTTGTCTTGGCAAAAGCCACAGATTATCTCTGTGACCACAACCAAGATGATTGTCCGCATGAAGCCATTTTTCTGGAACAGGATGCTCACCGTAGTAAACACCGACGAGCTACTCGAACAGGGATTTTTGACCCCGATTGAGTACCACGACGTAAGCATGTTTGACCACGGCGACCTGAAACAAAACAAAAGTAAGTCTGACTTCGACATGGATGCCTTGGATGAAATGATGGAAGACCGCTACGCCCAAATTGCTAACAAAATTATCTCTCTACCGCACAAAGGTAAGTTGGTATTTTGTGCAACGATTACACAAGCCAACCAACTCCAAGAACTGCTACCTAACTCAGTAGTGGTGACAAGTGAAACCAGCAAAAAAGTCCGCTCAAAAGCGGTAGCTGATTTGAAGGCTGGGGTGATTGATATTGTGCTCAACGTAGGTATTTTCACTGTTGGCTTCGACTACCCAGAACTTGAGTGTATCGTGCTGCTGCGACCAACGAGGTCATTGAGACTGCACTGTCAGATACTTGGTCGGGTAAGTAGGATTGCCGAAGGTAAGGAGTTTGGACACGTCTACGACTTCGTTTCAAACGTCAAAAACATGGGTCAACTGGCTGACATACGGATTGAAAAAGTGTATGATGAAACTATCAAGAAAGAGGCTTGGAACGTGACTGGTGGCATGTATAAAAAAGGCTTTCACATGGCTCCTTTGTACACATACAAATTACCTCAAAAGAAAGTAACTTACTAATATGACTGACCCACTCCACGAGTTCCTTGCAGAAGCAAATAAAGAGTTCGGCGACAACACCGCCATCATCCTTGATGAGAACGTCACGCTGGACGTTGAAGTTATCCCCACTGGTGTTTCTGTTGTGGACAATGCGATTGGAGTGGGTGGTATCCCCAGAGGAAAAATCACAGAAGTGTTTGGCAACGAAGGGTGTGGAAAAACCAGTATGTGTCTGCACACCATCGCTCAAGCTCAAAAGATGGGGCTCAATGCCATGTTTATTGATGCCGAGCACGCTTTGAGCCCTGAAAGACTGCAAGCACTGGGTGTTGATACCTCCAAACTGGTCATTTCACAACCTGACAGTGGTGAAGAAGCTCTCAATATCGCTGAAATGGCTATCCGTAGTGGTAAGTTTGGTATTGTGGTCATCGACTCAGTAGCAGCGTTAGTTCCAATGGTAGAAGTTGAAAAAGACATGGGCGACTCAGTGATGGGCGTACATGCTCGATTGATGTCCCAGGCTATGCGGAAGCTCACCGCCCCTACAAGTACGCATAAGGTGGCTCTGATGTTCACCAACCAAACTAGAGCCAAAATTGGCGGGTATGGTGCGACCACAACCACAACTGGTGGTAATGCGTTGAAGTTCTACGCATCACTGCGACTAGAGATGAAGTACACAGGTAAGATTGAAAACACCAAGGGTGAACGCATCTCTGGTAAGTACAAATGCACCGTGGTCAAAAACAAGATGGCTGTCCCGTTCAAGGTGGCTGAGTTTGAAATCAACTCCTACGGCTTGGATGACACCACAGCCCTCATCGACACTCTTGCTGAAAAAGGAGTGCTGGAAAAGGCTGGTGCGTTCTACAAGTTTGATGGAAACGTGATAGCACAAGGTAAGCAAGCGTTGGTCGCCAAACTCCATGAAGATGAGGATTTGAAGGCAACTCTTGTGGAAGCATTACACAAACAGACCAAGTGACAGCCATACTGTGGCTATGAACTTGCAACAGATTTTCCAAAACGCATTAAACGCCGTCAAAGGCATGTTTGAAACGCCTGAGTTGTTGTCGCCTATCCCCGAAGGCTATCAGTTTGGTGCTCAGACCACAGAGTCAGCTCCAGTTCCTAGCCCCTCACCCACTCCACAGCCCCAAATCCAGCCCCGAAATCCAAATTGGGAGAGTTGGCAGCGAAGCAATCCAAAAGGCTTTCAGGAGCTTCTCAGTGGGGCTCAGTTAGCGTCTGAGAAGCATGGTGTCCCTGCGGACATGTTGATGGACGTAAGTGGCTTGGAAACTTCGGGCGGTTTGCAAATGAACCCGCCAGCGGGACATACTGCTAGGGGGTATTTCATGTTTAATGAGCCAACACTTAATGACCCGTATTTACCTGCGGACGTTCCCAGTGACTTCGACCCCATGAGTGCCACAGCTTCGGCTGATTTAGCTGCTCAACTGATGAAGAAAAAGCAACTCGGTAGGTGGGCTGTCGCCAAAGGCA